GTTGACAAATATTTCACTGGGTTCTGCTCTTACTTCGTACATGTCGCCAAAGTATTTTTGTGTGTCTAGTGGTACAAGTACAACTGAACTGATAATTGATCCAAGATATCTGTGCAGGTATGCAGCCAGTTCTGAGAAATAAAACGTGTCACCAAAATTCCATTTGTCAATGCTGAAATATTCATTCATGGCTGCCAACACAGAACTTTGTATTTCGCTAGTGCTGGCTGTGGAATTTTGAGCACGAATAACTTTGATTGTGGCCTGCAATGTTTTGGCTGCTTTGGGACCAAACAAAGGTTTAAACGCCACAGAGTTTAGAATAATGTTGTCGCTCAACATCTTGTATTCATCAAGCCCTTGATACTCGGTACTGAGTTCATCAATGGTCGGAACGCTGGGTTCTGTCACTGTACCAGTAGTATCTGTCAACCAATTTTGATAGGCAGTATAGTATGCTTGTGTCACAACGTACAAGTCAATAATGTTAGTGGTGCCTGGATCAATTCTATTGGTCAATGGTGAGTTGTGGCGATATTGGAAGTACAATGCTTGACGTCCTGTTCTGGCGATCCACTCGCCTTCAGCATTTTGAGTTATGATTCTTACGCCTGCGCTGTTGACTGTTAGTGTATAAAACAATTCATCGCTGTAGGCATAAAACACTTGCCCAGGTGAGTATTGGAATTTGACCAATTCAATTGAATCCAATGTGGGATACTCTGAATTCACCACCCCAGGTTCAGCCAGCAAATATCTTTGCAAATTGTCAAAGTCCACAGTTTGTTGCAAGAACACCAGTTTGAGATTGGGGTTGACCGACGGAGCAACAATTTCATTGAAGAAGTCTGGGTTGTCAGGCACACCATCACTGTCACTATCTCTGTAACTGATCAACACTTGGAAGTCATCAACATAACCATCTGACTCTACAGGTTGGCCAATGATTGTGGTGTAAATGTCGCCAGGCAGTGGAGATGAGCTGTCTGGTTTGGTATTTACTGCCAACACATTAATAAAGTCTCTAATTGTGGTGCCTGTGCGACTGTCGTAAATCTTTTGGTTGCCGTAGAAGAAAAATCTTGTTTGTAACACCGAGCCAAAGTAATAGGCAAGTCCGCGGTATGAGATTGTGTATTTGTTGTCCACTGCCACAAACTGTACCATCCAACTTGCGTCTAAATTTTGTCCAGATGTATTGCCTGCGTAAGTTTGACTCCAAGTTGCATCAGCATTTAAGTTTGTACTGGTAATAATGTACCATGTACCGGCAGTACCTGTGACTGATCCGTCGTTGTCATATCCAAGACCAAAATTTCTGTACAACAAAATTTGTTGTGTCATTTCTTCTTCTATGGTATTGCTTAAATCTGTAAGAAACACAGGAATAATAGTTTCTACAATAGCACCAGTAGGCACAAAGTTGTTGAGTGCCACAGGACCCTGACCATTGGCTAAATTGCCAACTCCTCCGTTGCTGCCATCACCTACTATGGCAAGTGGACTGGCCCAAATTTCCAAATGGTCTTCGGGTCTAGTTGGCAAGCCAGGTTTTAATCTGTTGTTAGCATCAAAGTAATAAGGTTGCCCATTGATTACCGGAGCTATGAATTTAATCAAACTTTTTTGTGTAACATATCTGAACACAGTACTGCTTGAAGAATCAAATATAATTGGTACGCCTGACGCAGTTTGAAAATAGCCAGTGGTTTCATTAGCCAGTGTTGTGCTTTGATTCCAGGTGCTGAGTGCAGTAGCACCAGTGTTCACAGTTATTCTTGGAAAGTTTGCATAGTAAAACTGATTGAATGTGGCACCAGCAATGGCCGGTTGCACCTGATTGGTAATAAGGTCAGCAATTTCGTTACGGTTGGTCCAGGCAAACAGCGTGGTAGGAAGAATATTATTTTCCCACATGGCACCATCGCTAGAAAATGTATTGGTTGATGAATACTTGCCTGTGTTGTCTACCAAGTCTAAGTAACGACTGGTACCAATTGAAGCACGATTCAAGGCCTTGCTTTTGATAATTGAATTGTATAGAGTGAATGGAAACAGATTGTAATCTTCGCCATTGACCATGCGATTCTGAGTGTAGTATCTTGCTGGAGCACGTTGCTTGATAGCATCAATACTTTCACGACTTTGTGCATTGCTCACAGGCTGCGTGATACCACAGGTAAATGTAATGGTTTGCAGATTGCCATTGCGGTCAATGTAACTGATTGGCAGTACCACGTTCTGCATTTCAGCAGGATTGATAATATATTGCAAGCCGTTTGAAGCACGAACATACGCACGGAAGATGCCCACCGGTATTTCTGAAAACACACCATCGCCAAACACCATGGTAATCTGATCATTGGTTCTGCTGGTAACAGAAAATATTGGTCTTAAGGTTGCTGTTTGTTCTGCGGCCGCTGAGTAAATGTTTTCAGTGAATGTCCACTCTCGACTGACTGTGCCTACATTGTCTAACTGAAACAACCAACGGTCTTCATTGTTAACGCCTTCAATATTAATGTTTACTGTGCGATTGGCAATGCGTTCGGCCAAATTAAAGTCTTGATTTTGCAGTGTACCTTGTTTGAAGAAAAAGAAGAATCCGTTGTTGGCTGATTGATACCCCAACTGATCATTGCGATATAATATATTAAATGTGGTGTCAGGTTTTGGACTGGGTTCGTAAATGTAATCTTGTCCAGCTGTGGTAGAAGTTGTGGCTTCAAACGGCATGTTCACACCATCCACAGTAGCAGTGTAAGGGATCACCGGCAAAAATCCTGGCACCAAGTTAATGCCATATTCGTTGGTGTCAACACCCAGGATAGTTTGACGATTAGCAGGACGGCCAATCTTTTGACTGCTAACCAAAGATGCGTTCACAATGGCATTCCACTGTTCCAACCAGTCAAAGTTTGTGGGGTCAGCCCAGTTTACCGTAACGTTGGCCAAGTTAACGCCATTAAAGTCTGTGACATTTTCTGTTGTGGTCACTGAGAATGCTTTGAGCAAGCCCTGGGCTGCGGTATTGCGTTTGGCAGTGTAACTGACCAAGTTAGCCAATCTAGTAACCGAGTCTCTGCGTTCTGCTGTGTCTAAATAGTTTTCTCTTGTGTTTAAATCTGTACGGAAAGCAAGAGCTTGACCCATAAACGCAATCACGTCCAGCAGGGCAATGTATTCTGATGATTCAATGTAGTCATTGAATGTTTCTGGATAGTACAAACGCAGGTAATCAGTAAAACTCTTGCGTAGAGTTTCAAAATCATAACTTTGAAAGTCTGCTTCGCGATAGGTTTGATAGATTTGTTTCCAATCTTCTACACCAAATATCGCTGTTTGTCTAGTGGTTTTTGCCATTGCGTCTGGGCCTTGTATTCTTTATCTGTTATTTATGTAGATAAAAAACGGCGTAGTTATACATAGCTGGCTGAACGACTGACTTGATTGAAGAATACACTTAGTATTTCAGCATCGACCCCGCCTACTGTTTGTATTTCTATTTCAATTAGCATGCCGTTTTCTTGAGGATACACGTTGATGTTACTAATGAATATTCTAGGATCGCCACCAGCCACTCGTTGCACTTCATCAATGATGCCTTGTTGAACAGCGTCAACTTGATTTTCAAACAGATAATTCCACAATACTGTGCCATATCCCGGACGGCCAGGCAGTTGACCTTGACGAATATTAAACGCATTCAAGAGATCGCGCTTGACCAATTCAAAGTCCACAAGTGTGAATTTTTTGTATTGATTCTGAGTGTTGAAGCCAACAAAGGTAGTCATAACAATATTTATGCGGTAGTTTCGGGCCTTGGATAGCCTATTGCGGTAAGGCTCGGAAGTCCCCGGCGCAGTCTTTCGGCATTCACCCGATCCCACACTATCTCGTCATTTCCAGTGTAAATCAAGTCCTCGTCTTTGGTATTGGAATAAGCACTAGATTCTATGGCTACCGGCAAAATACTAGGCACTTTGGCATTACCCACAATGCGTTTAGCGGCTGCTTCAAGTGTGTCTGTGTTTACAGTATCAATAGCAGCTATAGGTGTGTACTCCTGAAGCATGGACGGGTTTATTTTAGTTTGCGCCAAATTTACAGCAAACGCACCATTAACTGCGGCAGCATCAAATTTGGATTTGATGTCAGCCGGTAACCCAGGAGTATTTTTGGCCCAATTTAGTGTGTCAGGCACACTCTTTGCGGCATTGGTGGCCAGACCGCTAAGTGCTTGTGGTGTTAGTTTGTCTGTGGGGATTCCCAATGATTTTAAATCAGCCACACCAGAAGTCATCAATCCTTGCTGAATTTTGTTTTGAAGCCCTTCGTTGCCCAGCAACCCATCAAGACTTTTCACACCATCTCTGCCAGTCCACACTGTGGGACTTTTTAACACACTGGTAAGATTACTACTGCCTTGTGCCAAAAATGTAGCAGCAGTTCCTGGTTTAACAAGACCCCATCGTTCAAGTTGACTGGCATCAAGTCCAAATTTACCTGCACCTGCTGTGTTACTAATAGTGTCTGCACTTTGACCTACCAACTTTGACGCTTGAGCCAATGTGCTTGTTACATCGGGTAAACTCATGCTACCAAGTCCAGTTAATGCTGGTCCTTGTTTGGCAAAGTCTGCCACATTGATACCACTTGTAGGAGTTCCTTTAATCAATCCAGATATGGTACCAACTGCGGTGCTAGCCAAACTGCCTACTCGTGCAGCGGCACCAGTTAACGCACCTGTGATGGCTGATGTTGACGGTAATGAAACTCCAGCGCCTGCGCCAGCTAATGATGCGCTGATAGCAGCAGTGGCGGCGCCTGCGCCGGTAGTCAGTGAATTGAATGCGGCCGCGCCACCTTGAAGTGCGCTGGCCACTTGTGTGCCTGCTCCTTGTCCAAGTGCGCCTATACTGGCTGTGAGACTGTTCAGATTTGTACCTGCGGGTAATTTGCTAGATAATGATGCCAGTCCTTGTGTGAGCTGACTTTGTGCAGATGCTAACCCGGCAGCAGCCTGTGTAGCTGCACTTGCGGTGTCTCCAACTTTAAATCCAACAAGTCCACCACTGTTGACCTGTTGATCAAACACTGCCTTTGCTTGTTCATATGTCATGCCCGGAGGACCTTTGATTTTAAATGTTTCTGGTAGCCCGTTGTTACCTACACTTGAAGGTTGTTGCGTTGGCGCATCGAGTGGTCTCGGATATCCTAATTTGGTTAAACTTGGAAGGCCGCGGCGTAATCTTTCTTCATTGACTCGATCCCAAACAATGTAATCATCGCCGGTATAAGTTAAATCTTTATCTTTAGTGTTTGAGTACTGCCCAGATTCAAAATTAGTTACAGCGGTCTGGCTAGGTGCCGATGCCCGTGCTTCGTTAATTGCAGAGCTAATTCCAAATTGATTGAGAGAAAATGTAAATTCGCTCATGATCTTCTAGTTATTTCTATGCCAGCTGGAATAGGCACTGCACTGGGATTAGGCGGCGGCTGCCCTGCTTCTAGTGGAATTTCAATGTCCACGCCTTTGTTGTGATAGGGATATGGTTCGTGCGTGGGTGCTCGCGTCACAATACTGTCTAGGCCACCTGTTTTGACTGTCCAACCAGTGGCACTACTAAATGTAGTATCATCTAAAACAGTTGTGGTCAAGTTGTTGGGCGCTGATACCGAGTCAGCTGCTGGTCCGTTGAGATCAATACCGCCTGCGGTAAATTTTAATGCACTGCCACCGTTCCAACTTCCACTAGCACTTTGTAATGCCAAACTGCCGTCGGCCTTTATACCAATGTAATTTTTGCTGTATAGTTTTAAATTTTGTTGTGCAATAGCTGTAAGGTCTGCATCAGCTTGCAAAGTAATATCTTCTGCAGCCTTGGCTTTGATACTGCCGCCAGCATACATGTTGATGTCTCTATCAGCATGCAAGTTAATGTCGCCACGTGTGCGCAAGTTGATTGAGTTTGTGGCATACACATCTAGCGTGCCTTGTGCGCCAAGTTCAAACCAAGCCAGGCCATTGGCATGAGTGATGTAAAAGAAGTCTCCGCTGTCACTCATTGTGATTTGATGACCAGCTGTGGTTCTAAATCGTATCAGTCTGGTATTGCCATCAACATCGCCATCATCCATCACAATGCTATGACCACCCACACGACCAATCACATTGAGATCTTGAGGTTTCAATTGTCCAGTTTGAACTTTTCGTTGTATTTCCCCCAGTTTCATGCCACCTTGATACACCGCTGGTCCGGGTGTGCTAACACCAAACACAGCACTGGGACTTTCTCTCTGACTGCTACTCGATATAGGACCACGTTGTGGATCTTTAATCAAGCCTTGACGAAACATGGTTTCCGAAACTACACTTTGTATGGGCTTAGGAGCATCAAAAAATCTAGCATTTTCTTCAAGAGCAAGATTATTGGTGTTGATTTCAACCACTGGTAATTGCGATGCTCCTTTAAAATATACCGCTTGATTTGCATTTTCTGCAATTACTTGAGTAGCAACTGGTGCAGCGCCAATGGCAGGAACCATGTGTCCTATGCTTTGATCAGGTGCTGTGCCAATGTAATAGCCTTGACTGCGGTCACCATTTACAAACACACACAGCACTGTGATTCCCACATCAGGCGGAGTGAACCACATGCCATAACTGTTGGAATTACCGTCAATGTATGAGCCCACCCCTTGCTTGGCAGGATTGTATGGTGTTGATCCAAAGAACTGCGGCATGTAATTTACTGTAGTCCATTTGGTTTCGTCATTTTCATCACCGTCACTAAATGCTGTAATGTATACTTGTATGCGCCCTGATCTTATTGAATCATTGGTATTTTTTACAATGCCGTAGAAAGGACCAAATTCCGCAGGTACACCACCTCGGTCCATTTTATAATTTTGACTGCGTCCTCTACTGCGTTGAATTTGCTCTGCCATTGTTAGTCCTTAATAATCTCTTACCAATCTCTTGATATAATTTGTGGAGTTGATTGAACGCCTTCTATGGAATCTCCAGACAATCGACCTGGTGGCACAAACGGATCTCCTACGTCTAAATTTTCTCCGCTGCCCGAAGTTGGTGGAGCGGGTGGTGGAGCGGGTACTGCACCATCATTGGGACCAGGTGGTGCTGTAGTTATAGTTTGTGGCAAATTACTGCTGGGATTTACATTCAATTGTGGTGCCAACGCAGTAGAGTTACTGCTATTTCCTGCTCGTTTTGCTGCATCAGCGGCAAGAGCCAATCGTATTTGTTCGTCAGATCTTGCATTTCCTCGATCAACTTGTTTCACAGGCAATGGGGCAGTTATTGCCTTGTTTGATCCGTCTGGTTTTGGTAAATTAAACAACAGCCCTTCGATGGTTTGTTCAAATTTACCTTGTCTGAATTCACTAGTGACAGATGATGCTATGTATACTCTGCTGATAGGAGTTTTTTTACCATTAGGAGTGCTTAGTCCTGTGCCAAGATCGTAATCTTCCGGTCTATTCCAATTGACTTCAAATAATATTTGTTCAGCATCATAGTTGATTGTACCGTCAGGCAAAAAACTGCTGGTGTCAAGATTTTCTGCGTTAATGCTTCCACTAAGGCTGCCTTGTTGAATCCATGCAGGATCACCAATGATACGCATCTTAGTAGTGCCAAGATCTGCACTGGCATACAAACTGTCTGCCATATTGGCTGCTGCCTCGTTACCTCGTTCTTTACTGCCTTGCATGGATTCGCTACTAGTAGCACCATATGAGTAAATTACCAAATCTCGCATGGAGGCTGCAACTTTTCTTCTTTCAACTTCGGCTGAAGAGTCTTGAGGATTGCTACCGCTAACCAACATGGTATAAGCTGAATTTAAAGTTTCTTGATAATCAATAATTGAGGTATTTTTTCCAGTAAACCACCAAGGATAACTTTTATGGACCCCTCTAAAAGTTCCTACGGGAAAATATTTGCTATCATATTTGTCAAGTTTATAAACGCTGATGATATAACGTATCTTGTATGCATAATCATTCCGTAAATTATCTGGCTTGGTTGGAACTGCTTCAAAATTTATTCTAAACCAGTTTACAGGTTTGTTTCTGGCAGTAGGATTTGATTCTTCTTCGTTGGTAAGAGGATTGATTTGTGTCAGTTGTTGACTGGTAACGTAACTGCTGTTTCTAATAACTTCTTCGATTACTTGTACTACAGGCTGTCCGGCAACAATGCTTTTGGTAGATTGTGTAATATTTTTTTGATCTGTGTCAGGACTGGCGGCTCTGGCATCCTTTGTTGGAACCACACCCATTGAAGTTTTATTAGCTTCTTTTTTTGTGCCTGGTAACACAATTGTTGCATCACCAATGAGTTGTTTGGCTTCTCCGGCAAAAACTATTTCATATTGATCTGGATACTGATATATTGGTCTGGCGCCGTTAGTCAACTGTTGATTGAATTCATTCAATGCACCCATAAGTCCAGCTTTGATAATTTTGCTAGGATTACCGGCTGCATTGGCTTTGGGAGGCGGCGGAGTAGTTGTTGTTTCTTCTCCGAACTCTCCTTGCAACACAGGGGTAATTGTAGTAGAGGCGCCAGGGGCAGCGGCAGTCGCGGCTGTTGTATTTGTATATATTGCAGAGCCACCTAGTATTCCAGCTACAGTTCCGCTGCTGAGTTGAATATCATATGGCACAGTGCCACGACGTGTTCCGCCACCAATAATTTGTCCTACTGGTGTACAATCAAAATCATAAGTGACTAATGATTTACCAACTGACCAATTGATACTATTGATACAAAATGGAATAAATTTTTCTACCACAGCATTTGGATCACTGAGTGTTGGACCACCTTTGATCAAGTTGCCATCAATGTCATATCCATACCATCGCAACACCATGAGATATTGCGCTGTAGAATAATTTATTTTTCCTGTGCCTTCTTCTTTAGGAGCGTGATCTTGCACAGCCTGATATATTCTATCAATCAATGTAATACCCATTGGTTCAATCACCGTGAACTTCAATCCAGATACAGTGTGTGCTGTACCTGTGCTCTTGCCTTGAATCAAATTGTTAATAGTGATGCTGTCAATATAAAAATCTACTGGAAACGCAGGATTACGCCCTGCATCTGCTGCATTAATATTGATTGTGTTGGCACCGCCAGTTGCATCGTTAGCATTTGCATTTAATGCACCTGTAAAGCCACCTTTGCCAGCTGGTGCTCCACCACTTTGAAATAATAAATTGTAACCGTTTATATTTTTTTTATTGCTTCTAACTAGCTGTGCGTATTCTTGAGGATTCATAAGATACACGCTGGCACGATAGGTATAACTGGCAAATCTATCTAGTATGTTGCCACGAGGTACAATTTGTCTACGACTGTTGCTGTTTAATGCACCTGTCACTGTGCCTTGTTGTGCTTTGGCAATTGCATCAAATTCTTCTTGTGTGGCACCACCGTATGTTGATCCAGCATCATTGCTTGGTGTTTGATCAACATTTGTACCGGCGCCACCTGTTGCATCATCATATTGGCCAACACCTGGACTGGTTGGCGGAGCGGTATTAATGGCTTCACCAGTGACAGTATTAATACCACCAGTAGAATTTGTCAGTAGCCTTGGATCAGCAAATGACGTAGCTTGTGTTTGAGTAAATGTTCTTACAGGAGCAGTGGTGCCTCGATCACCGTCACCTGCATTGGTAGTAGGAGTAGTTTCTGGACTGGTGGCCATGTGTTAGAATCCCAAAGTTGATCGTAATGTGGTGATCTTTGGAAGATAAATTTTAGTATTGGTAGCAAAGTCCAAGGGAGGTGCAGTTAGAGTATTAGGATTGCGTTGATAAAACACCCACCACAGGCCAGCATCGCCATACAAGTCGTAGGCCAACAAGTCTGGTCGATATTGATAGGTGACATTTATAATCCACAACTTATCATCGCTTTCTTTAGGAATAGGTCGATTGACCATGAGGTCCAAGTAAAATTGATTGAAGCCCGTGGTAAAATATGCACTGGTACTAGGATATGAAACAGCCATTACCAGAATCCTCCCTTGAGTAAATCACCATTGGCAAAACTTCTTAGGCTAAACTGTTGACTGACTTGTGTGCGAGTCTGTATTGGATACAGTTGAATAGAAATGTCCATTTTGGTAGGTACGTAAGTGCTGTTGACAGAATTTTGATTGGTTACATTTTGATTGACAGCACCAGGGCTAGGAACATCAGTTAGTGACTTATTTTTTAATCCTGCATTATTTAATCTATCAATGATAGCTATCACAGTGCCCAAACTGCCACCTACGGATGGTCCTGAACTTTGAGTTCTACGATTTTCCAAGTTCAATCCAATGTTGTTAAATCCATTGGCACGAATATAGTCTACATCTGTTGGAAGATTGTAGGTGAAACTTGTGACCACACAAGGGTGATTGTTAAACTGATACTGACCAAGTCCCGACAGGTATACCAATGGTGGAGGTGTACCAGCTTCAGCATCTTGACCGTAAAACATTTTTGTAACAGACCTAAAGAAATGTATCACTGCCAACAAGTACTGTGCTTCTCTTGTGTCTTGTGCAGTAAAAGTTCCGCGAATGTTTACATCATTAATTGAACTACTCTTATAAAAATAACCTCTATAGTTACTGTGTGTTAGATCTGTTTTGTCGTAGTTGGCAGTGTAACTGGTGTCAATGCTAGGTGTATATGGAAATATCACGCCATTGGTAGCAGCTAGAGGTGCAAGTATGCCTGGACTGGCTGCTCGATAAAGATAGGTAGCATTTGGAGCCAAGCTCAATCTCACACGCCAATCAGCTGCCGCAGGTTGATTCACACGAGTTTGCAGTGTGCTTTGTTGTTGAGCTCGGTTAGTAGCACCACGAGCCACAGAGTTATTGGCATCTACATCAGCTTGATTTTGCACCACATTTGTTGCGCCAAACTCAGATTCATTCAATGCAGACAACGGAACCGGCGCGGCTTCGTAGGTAAGTGCGGTACTGAGATCAGCGGCGTCTTGTGCTTGACGAATTGCTTCTTGTTGGGCCAACAGTCCATCAGGATCAGTATCAACTGGTGATGCAGATTCAGCAGCTATACGCAAGTCAGCAAGTTCTTGAGCTTGTAATGCAGCGTCTTCATCAGTTAACGGAACATCGGCTGCACGATCTAATCTAGCATTGAGTTCTTCGTCTGCAATAGCCTGTGCTGTAAGTTCTTGTTCTAATAACAATGCTTCGGTAGTATAGTCAACTGGTGTGGCCGATTCGGCGGCTATGCGCAAGTCAATAAGTTCTTGTTCGGCTTGTGCGGCAGCCAGTGCTTCATCGCCATCAGCAGGCAACGGAGAATCTGCATTAGCAGTAGGAGTAGGAGTAGTTGTTGCTGCAACACCAGTTGCGGTATAAGGAGGAACAGATTGTGTAACTACAGCACCTGTGCCTGGACCAGCCGGTGATTGTACAGGATTAAGAGGAGCGGCTGTACCACCCAAGTTACTTGGAAGATTAACAGTATTGTCTAAACTGGCCTGTGCTTGATTGTAAGCCGGCGACGATCTTGGTGTTACTAGATTCAAACTTTCTGGTGGTAACCCGGCTGCTGCAACTTTGGCTTCGGCTTGTTCGCGTGTGATAGTTTGATTGGTTCTAAGATCGTAATATGATCCATCGGTATTTCCTATGATTCCAGTTTGTCTTTTCACGGAAGTCATAGTAGCGAGTCGGTCAGCGCTGTCTTCCTGTGCATTGTAGATAGCAGTAGGATTAAACTCGCGTGTTCTTGGATTTCCAGTAAATGGACTGGTTGTGGTTACTGTAATTGGCGTCCCGGTGTTTACTGAATTTACATAAGCATCTAGTTGATCCTGTGTGCCTGCTTGAACTCGAAGAGTTTTACCTTGCGCATTGGTAATAAAATACCCACCGGTATTGGAGTCATATTTAACGTTTGAAGGTAGTACAAGAGTGGACATGTTGTTATTTACCGCTGACAAAAACGGCGCAGTTTAACAAGAGGTTGACAATTGTTGTAAATATGCTACAATCCTAATAAGGAGACCTTGTCATACTATGACTTTATTACCAAAAGCGGCACCACGTGTCAATTACCTAAACAACCGTGATATTTTGAAAGAAATACACTTCAGCAAGAACACCTATTGCTGGTATCGAGATCCTGTCCTGGACCACCAGTTTGATTTGATCCTGCCCAGTCTAGACAAGATCAATCAGCGTACTGTGGTGGAAGCAAGAAAAAATCGTGCTGATCGTATCAAACGCGAAACAGGTGAAGTGATTGATCAAAAGAAAATACCCAACACTGACCTAGTGTTCAGGATCACCTGCTGGGATCACATTCCCCGGGCACCTAAAAAGATTACCAAAGCTGAAGCCAAACGCAAAAAGCTAGAAGACATCTTTGAACTGGATGATGTGGCAGAAGATCCACTAGCAGACATTGTGGATGTGCCGGTGCTGGACCTAAACCATGTGCGAGTGAACTTTCCTCCGTTTGAACAGTACAGACTGGACGAAGACAAAAAGCCTTACATTGTGGGCCGTAGCCACTGGCGAGGTGATTTAGAAACTGGTGAGTTTTCTAAAGATCACGGCGAGATGACCAAAAAACTTGCGCTGATGTTTATGAAACTGTGCGAGCGATATGCTACAAGGAGCAACTGGCGTGGATACA